CCTCGCCGATGCGTCGACATACTCGCGCCAGGCCTCGAGGTAGCGCCCGCGCGGAATGCCGAGGACCTCGGCGAGCTGGGGCGCCTTGGCGCGCGGCGGCAGCGCCATGCCGCGCTCCCAGTTCGACGCGAGCTGCTGAGCGTTCTCGAAGTCGTAGCCGAGAGCGCGCGCCACGTCGCTCTGCGTGAGCCCGGCCTTGCGACGCGCGGTGGCGAGGAACTGGCCGAAGCGTTGGCGGGGGGTCATGTCGTCCCCTCCCTCTCCGTCAAGACCTCGTCCGTCACGTCCTCCATCACGAAGGTGTCGCCCTCGACGCGGAAGCGAGTTGTCCTCCCCATCTTGATCAACTCCCCCAGCGTCTCGCGCGCGACGCTCGTAAAGACGTTCGGGTGCTCGGCGACGGCGCGCTCGAGGGCGTCGAGGCCGGCGGGTGTGACCTTGCTCATGGCGCGCTCCTCTCTTCGCTCTCCGGCTCTCCCGCCGCGATCGTCGCCGCCGTTACGCTCGCCGCCATCCTCGCCGCCATCCTCGCGTGGTGCCGCGCTGCCTCCGGCGAGATGTCGAGCGCCACCGTCTCCTCCTCGTGGGCGATGCGACGGCCGGTGTTGTCGTAGATACGGACTTGGACTCTCACTCCGCTGCCTCCTCCACCGTCGCCTTCACCGTCTCCGCCTCGGGGACGGGCAGGTGGGCAGTGAGCCAGAAGCGGCGCTCCTGCGGTCCCTCCGGCCCGAGGCAGTCCAGGGCGGTCCCCATGCTCTCGTCGGCTTTGTCTGCCGAGTGGCCGTGCGCGGACCACTCACCCTTTTCGCTCACCACCACCGCCACCCGCACTTGAACTAGCTTGGTCACAGATCCCTCCCTCCCTCCGGCCAATTGCTCCGCGTCCAATCCTCGGCGCGCCTCTTTCTCTCCCTCCGGTTCCAGACCCGTAGCGCCTTCGCCTGATCGAGCTCCGGCGCGGTCCTGATCCCGCAGTCGAGGCACGTGATGCCGACGCGCGGCGGGAACGTGTCGTCGTCGCTGTAGTGGCCGATGTTGCGGCTTCGGCAGCATGGACAATCCTTCGGCTTCTCCGCGTTCACTGGCTCACCTCCGGTCTGCGCAGCGGCACGACAAGCGCAGGCTTCTTGGGGTGCCTCTGCGGGGGCGGCGGACACTGGTCCGTGATGTCGACGACGGCATAGACGCGGTCCCGGTGGACGAGTGGGATGCAGCGCTGGCAGGCGACCCGCATCGCGCCCATGGCGACGGCGTGGCCGAAGCTCGCGAGGAAGATCCCGAGCGCGATGCTGGCGACGATGATTAGAAATGCGAGCATCAGAGTTTAAAGCCTCCACGGTTCTTCTTCGCCTTGCGGCGCATCTCGGCAGTTAGGCGGTCCCATTGCTTGCGCAGCTTCGCAGGGCTCTGGATCGCGATGCTCCAGAACGGGTCGCCGGTGGCGTATTGCATCACCTCGCCGATCCGCCGGTACGAGAGCCCATCGGCCTCTCGCATGAGCCGGAAGACGTTCGCCCAGGCGTCGAGGTCGGCGCGGTGGATCCGAACGGCGTCGGGGTTGTGTCTCGCGATGTGCGCCTGGAAGCACGCGGCGAGCTCGCGGTCGAGGGGATCGAAGCGGGGTGCGGCCCGCGCTCGCTTGGGAGGGGGGGGCTCTGGGTCACGGACGAGAGCGATGACCCCAGAAGCGCCCGGCGCGTCCGTGACGCGACGCTCTTTGACTGCAGAGGACAAAGAACAGGAAGAGGAAAAGGAAGAGGGCAGCGGTTTAGCAGCGCTCAAGCACTGCTTGTCGTCTGCTTCCGGCTCTGCTTCGAGTTCTGCTTCAAGCAGAACTTCGTGCTCAGCAGCTTCGCGCTCGGCCGCCATTTTCGCGGCCTTCGCCTTCCCGCCTGCGCTGGCGCGGCGGATGAAGTTGTCCAACTTCTGAAGCTGCTTGGGATTGCCTACGATGAAGAAGCTATCATCGCTGCGGGGCTCGAGGAAGTGGATGTGGTCGGTCTCGTCGTCGGAGCGCTCCTTGCGGGAGCAGCAGAGGGCGATGAAGCGGTCAGCGTGGGCGGGTTCGATGCAGGCCCACTCGAGGACGAGGCGGCGCTTGATAACGCTCTTGCGGGCCTTCTGGGCGGCCTCGTAGAGCTTCGCGATCCGGCCGGCAGCGAGCCCGCGCGGCCAGTCGAGCTCGGCGTCGATGATCTCGGCGCGGGCGAAGGCATCGGACTTCAGGAGGACCGTCATGCGGGCCTCCGGACTCGTTGCGGAGCTCTAGCTAAAGGGATTTCGAGCGACGGATGCACAGCGTTCCGCTCCTAGTCCTGTGAGGACGTGAAGCGAGAACGTGACGGATAGAATGCCCGAGGGAAAGAGACCTGGCCGCTTCTATCGATCGAACAAGTGGTGCGAGTACGTGACGAACGAAGAGCGGTTAGGTCTTGGGTCGTATCTAGCGACCTCCCAGAACCCACGCAAGCGGATTCTTGCGGCCGCTAGATCACTGCTTCTCGGCGTAGACCGTCGTGCTGAGAGTCGTCGGCCGGTCCGCTTCTGTCTCTCCGGACTGCACCGTGTTGTCGCCCGGGATGTATCGCCTCATCGTCCCAATCTCCTCGACTTTGACGATCGTGTAGGTCACGGCGTCGCGCTTCGCCGGAGCAGAGTCGGGGTCCTGTGCTTTGTCCGTGACGTCCTGCGTCACCCCCACTACCCAATTGGTCATCCCATAATACGCTTCGGCGTTGGCTTCTGCGACGACCTCGGCGGAGAGGAGCTTGGCGGAGAGACGTCTCAGTGTGAAGTTGATCTTCTTGACGTCCGTGATGCCTTCAGCGTCGCCTACGACTGCGAAGGTTCGCTCAAGCTTCTCAGTGGAGAGCGGTGCCAAGCACTTGGAGTCGGAGTAAAGCGTCGAATCCACGGTCATCCGAAGGCCCTTGAACGTCAAGGTTGCGTTCGTGTTGATGCCGTTGTCGAGATACATGCAGCTGGTCTTCCAGATGCCTTCAAGCTCGGTCGCGGGCTGCCTTTCACCTTCGTCGAGCGCCGCAGCCGCCGCCGCAGCGGCAGCGTCGGTCGCTGGCTTGTCACCTTCCGCCGGAGCTGTTGGCGACTGCGCCGCGGGAGCATCGTCGCCATCGTTTTGCTTCGCCTCGCCGCACGCGAGGATCGCCATTGCCAGGAGCACACCGCCGAGAAATCGCATAGAGTACCTCCCCGGGCCGCTGATGCGACCATCGCCGCCGTTTCGGAGGTCAACGACCAAAAGTTTAGGCGAGCATGCTGGTATCGCCAATTTACGCAGTTCCCTCGGAGAGAACGCGGAAAAGGGATTCACCGGCCCCGTGACAACAGCCAGTCAGCCAGTCTAAGACGCGCAGCCCATCGGTCGGGCGCGAATGCGCGGAGCGCTCAGGGGGTGGGACCTGGAGTTCTGGACGGCGAAAATCGAAGACGTCGAGCTACTCTTTTTCGGAGGGGTCCTTCTTGCCCTTCGAGGCGCGGGCGGCACCGAGCTGGATCCCCAGGTTGTCGAAGAGCTGGCGCGCCGTCTCGATGTCCAGAACGACCCCCGGCTTCTCCGGAAGGTGCGCCGCCATAAGGACGACGGGATCGACGCCGAGGGCCCGGCCTAGGGCGATGAGCTTCGGCTCTCTGGGCCAACTTTCGCCGCGCTCGATCGAGAGCAGGTAGGCTGGCGACAATTTCGCATTGCGCGCGAGGGCGTTGAGCGACAGGCCGCGTGCCTCCCGTATGCGCTTCGCGTTCTCTCCAAGGCGTTTGGCCAACAGCCCCACCGGCATTAGCTCCGGCCGAATAGAATGGCCGGGCTCTGATAGCACCTTGGGAGGCGAGAAAGCACTAGCGATCATAGGGTGTTAGACCAGCCTGAATGATTTTGTTTGCGCTAACCGAATGACTCCGCTAGAAGGGATCCGCGAGTCCGTGACGGATAGATGCCCAATAGCTTGTCGATATCGGTGACTTAGGCTGGCGCCTGGGGAGCCGTGGGCGGGGTCGCCGGTTGGCTTCTCCCGCCCCGCAATAAACCGGCACACGCCGGCTCCGTAAAGGGGCTTCGTCATGACCGCAGCACAATGTCTCCACGCGCAGACCGACACAGCCTCTCCGCCCCCTCCTGACCCTGACCAAGGCCCTGACTCGCCGAGTCGCTACAAAGAGCAGGACGTCCACATCCGTATGTCGCCGGCCTTCAAGAAGCAGCTCATCGAAGAAGCGAGGCGCGCTCGTGCGAAGACGCTCAGCGCTTACTGTCGCAGCCTCATCGCTAGCCACCCATCTCGAGTCGGCGGAGGCTGACCGCGTTGCGCCGCCGACGACCGCTCGTTCCCGAATGCAGCTGTTCCATGGACCTCCTCCCCCACGCAGACCCCTGGCAGCACGCGCACGACTGCGCCGTGCTCCTCGACTGGAAGCTATCCGAACACGCCCGCGAGCTCGAAGACGACGAGAGGCGGGCCGAGAGACGTCGCGAAAGAACAGAGAGGGAGAGACCATGACGACGACAGCTCAACTTGCATCGGTGCCCGCGCCGGAGTCCTACTGGGCCACGATGAAGGACCCGGCCCGCATGTCGCTGGCGGAGCTTCTGCAGCTCCTCCGAGCGATTGACGAGGGCGCGGTCGAGGCGACGAAGGAGCGCATGACCGAGCTCGCTGCAGCCCTTCCTGGCAAGGTGGATGACCACGTGCTAGGCGTCCAGGAGCTGCGCGGGGGGGCGGCCGCGATCCGGGAGCTAGTGCGCCCTCACCTCGACAAGGCGGCCGAGCTCGAGGCCGAAGCGGAGAACCTCGATGCCGAGGCCTTCGCCGAGATCGCGACCGGCGCCGTGACGAAGCTCCCGGGCAGGGCCTTCCGGCTCGCGGTGAAGGAGTCGTGCCGGTGCGTGCCGCTCAGGCCGGCGCCGACGGATGACGACATGATGACACATGGCAGCTACGTGCGCGTAAAGCTGGAGTGGGACAAGAACGCGCTGACGAAGGGCCTTAAGGGCGCCGACCCCGCGGCCAAATCTGCGGCCCGATTCGAACTGCAGCGCTCTTATGAGTGGGAGGCGAATACGCCATGACTGCTCTCACCGTTCGTACCCATCAGGCCTCGTTCGATATCGCGCCGTCCACCTGGGCGATCCTGAAGGAACAGGCGGGCATGCTCGTTCGCTCTGGGTTCCTCCCGGTGTCGGTGAAGACGCCCGAGCAGGCGGTCACGATCATGCTTAAGGGCCGCGAGCTAGGCATTCCTGCGATGCAGGCCTTCAGCCACATCCATGTCATCAACGGCAAGCCGACGATTTCGGCGGAGCTGATGCTGGCATTGATCTACCGCGAGTGTCCCGGCGCCAAGATCGAATATGTGCGCTACGAGGCGGACGGCTGCACGATCAAGGCGACGCGACCAGGACATGCACCCTCGACTTTCAGCTTTACGCGCGCCGATGCGGAGGCAGCGCAGCTGCTCGTGAAGGACACCTGGCGCAAGTTTCCGCGCGCGATGTACCGGAGCCGTTGCATTTCGGAGATGGCGCGCAGCGTCTTCCCGGACTGCATCATGGGATGCAGCTATACGCCCGAAGAGATAGACCCGGACATTCGCCTCGGCGAGGACGGAGCGATCGACGTGACGCCATCGCGACCGACGCCACCCGCTCCGTCCGCCACGAGCCAAGAGTCTCGCGAGGAGTCCGAGGCGACAACCGACGTCCCCTTTGAAGGCCCGCCCGCCGATACTCCCGCGTCCTCAAGCGAACGCCCGCGCACCGGCGGCGGGGTTCTCTTCACGGGCACGGAGCCCGAGCGGCGCCTTGCGATGGCGCAGCTCCGAGCCAAGCGGGTTCCCGAGAACCATTGGGAGACCGTGCTGAAGAAGATGGTGAACCGACCGAGCGGCGAGATCCACGCCGTGATCGCGGAGGTCACGGCGCAGTGAACGAGAAGACGTGCGCCACCTGCCGCTTCTGGGAAAGCGTCGACCGCGATCTCGACGAGGAGGCCGAGTGCCCCGTTCTGCAAGCGACCGACGCTCTGACGACGATGCCGCGCAACGCACGCGTCTTCACGTCGGCGAACCACTGCTGCTCGCAGTACGAACGGCTGTGGTCGCAGATCTGGGCGGAGGAGTCGAGGCCGTGACGGGATCTGCCGTGATTCACTCCGCCGAAGCCCCCGAGTTCAAGCGCCTCGCCCACCGCGCCTACCGCCGCGCGAAGCGTTGGGGTCGGTTCAGTGTGCCGGCCGGCTGCGAGGACTGCGGCAAGCCCGGGCGGCTCGTCGGGCACCATGACAACTACCTGCGACCGCTTGCGGTCCGGTGGTTGTGCCCCGCGTGCCACCTGGCCTGGCATCGGAGGGCGACGCATTGACCCAACAAAGCCGGCGGGCTCCGCGACGAGAAAGTGATTGATCCATGCCCCGCAGGCCGCCGGACTGCCTGCGGGGTTTTTCCAAAAGAAACGAAAGAGGAGACCTGAGGCTTGAAGCACATTGTGATTTTGCAGCGCGGTTGGGTCGTGGTCGGTGATTTCTCGCAGGACGGCTCTCAGTGCTATGTCCGCAACGGACATGTCGTACGCCGGTGGGGGACGGAAAAGGGCCTTGGCCAGCTAGCCTCGGAAGGCCCGCGCCCCAACACCGTTCTCGATCCGACTCCCGAGATGACGTTCCACGAACTCACAATCGTGGCGCGGTTGCAATGCTCGGAGAAGTGGGACCGCGTATGAGCGCTGCCCCGAAGGTTCTTCCGACACCGGACCCGGAAGGGTTCGGTGTTCGCTTCGGCTACGGCGACGGCGACGGCTACGGCTACGGCGACGGCAACGGCGACGGCAACGGCGACGGCAACGGCGACGGCAACGGCAACGGCTACGGCTACGGCGACGGCAACGGCAACGGCAACGGCTACGGCTTCGGCTACGGCTACGGCAACGGCAACGGCAACGGCTACGGCGACGGCGACGGCTACGGCTAAGGCTTCCATTGCGGAGGAGAAGACATTGGAACGCGAATTTTTGATGCAGTTCTTCAGCTATGCGCATCTTCCGGAACACCTCCAGGTCGTCAGCCGGCCATTCGGTGAGCTCGCCGAGAAGATCCACGCGGAATTGCCGCGCAACCCCGAGCGCACCGTTGCGCTGCGGAAGTTGCTCGAGGCGAAGGACTGCGCAGTGCGCGCGCTACTTGCGAAGGTCTCGCCCGCCGTTGGCACTGAGGTCAAGACTTGACCCTGCTCTATGTCGCTCGCCTCCCGGGGGAAACGTATGGGAGGCAGAGTCCGTCACGCGGCCCGTCCGATGCGCCCTCCTCACTCCATCGCGCTATCCCGGACGGGCCGTCCTTTTCCTGCAGTCGGAGGTGAGATGCTGGTGATCTTGCGGAGCGTTGAGGTGGTGGGGCCGTATGCGTTGCACCTGCTCGGCGTGGCGTTGCTCCTGAGCATGGCGGCGTTTGCGTGGGCGCATCGGGCATGAAGCTCGTCGAGATGCGGCGGATTGCGGAGGCATGCGTCACTAACTTTGAAACAGGCGCCTGGACGATTTGTGACGACCGTTTCGTCTCCACCTTCTCCCCCCCCCGCGTGCTCAAGATGCTCCAGGTCATCGAGGCTGCCAAAGAGATCGACAAGTGGATGGCAAAGTACGGGACCGCGCCGTGCTCCATCTCCGAGGCCGAGCGGCTGCATACCGCCCTCTCCGCTCTTGAGGCTGACGATGAATGACCAGATCCCGTGCCAGGCCTGCGATCCAGAGGCGGAGACCGGGTGCTCCGTCTGCGGCGGCTACAAGGTCGTTCTGGCGCGCGGGATGTGCAGCGGCTGCGGCACTCGCTACTGGCATCGTCCTGGAGTCTACACGTCGTTCGACGGCAAGCGCTGGCGCACCTTCGATGGGCTGGAGATGGTGTGTCGTCCCGAGGCGACAAGGTGTGCGGCGTGCGATGCGCGCCTCCAAGGCTCCCCCGATGCCTAAGGCCCCCAAGAAGAAGACGGTGCCGCGGAAGCCGCAGAACTTCGGCCAACTGATCGACCCGATGTGGGCGAGGGTCTTTCGAGACAGCTCGGAGTATCAATTCTGGTGCGACCTTCAGATTCGAGGCGGATCGCCCGCCGAGGCCCGCCGCCTTGCGGCGTGGCTACTGAGCTTCGCCGCCTGGGCCGAGTGGAAGCGGGAGAGGGATGATGCCTAAGGCCCCCAAGAAGAAGGCGCCGCGGAAGCCGCGGCCTCTGGTTCTCTACGGCGGATTTAATAGTGCGTGGTCTGAGGCAGGGGATTCAGATCCGTTGCGAGCCTACTTTGACTTGCAGGGTGGGCACACGCCAGGGGAATGCCGACGCATTGCAGCGTGGCTCCTTCGCTTTGCGGAGTGGAGTGAGTGGATGCGGGAGAGGGACGATGCGAAGCGTTGAGGAGTTGATCAGGCTATCTCGGACGTACGGTCGGGACGACAAGTACGGCTCCGGAGACATCATCAACGAGCTAGCCGACGCCCTCGCCGCGCTGCGGTCGGAGAACTCCGAGATCAGGAGCGCCCTCGCCAAGATCGAGCACCACGTCAACGAGAACACGGTAGAGAACGAGGTCTACGAGAGCGTCGTGGCGGAGCTGGAGAAGCTCCGGGGCGTGGCGGAGGACGTGCGCGCCTACTTGGAGACGGCTAAGAACTGGCCTGTTGGTCTCGGCATAGCGTCCCAGTACACGGAGCGGTTTGAACGATCCATCGCCGACCTCGATGCCGGGAAGGGGGAGAGGTGAGTCTCAGGACATGTAACGCATGCGGCTGGGTTCACGTGGGCGTCTCTCGCGCCTCGGCGGAGGAGCAAATCCGGACCTTCAACGAATATGTCCAGTCGATCGACCCCGAGACGTGGAAGCTCTATTGGGGCAGCCGTCTTTCCGAGATCAGCGAGTACGAGCGGTGCCTAAACTGCGGCGGTAGCTACCAGAACTTTCGCGAGGCGAAGGGCCGAGATTGCCCGTCAGGCTGCACGCTCAATCCGATCATTGAGGAGTCGCCATGACCCTCTCCGACGAGGAGCTGCGGGAGATTGAAGCGTTCTCCACGTCTCAGCGGTTCTCCACGCTCGCCGCCAGAAGCTGCATGCGGAGTCTCATCGCCGACGTGCGGCGGTTGAGGGCGCTAGTCGAGAAGCAAGTGCAAGTCTACTCGGAAGCCATGGACGACCTAGACGACACCGAGAAGCAAAGAGACGCCGCCCAAGCCCTCGCCGACGACTCCGCCAAGCGCCTCAAGCTAGCAGAAGACGTTTGCAAGGCGGCCGAAGCCTTCGTCTACACCGACGACGATGCTGGTAGCGACGTGACCTATGCCGCCTTCAAGAAGGCCGTCGAAGCCTGGCGCAAAGGGAGCGGGAAGTGAGCCTGGCGCACTGGCTCGATCGGCAAGCAATGCTCTTCCTCGTCCTCTGGCACGCGTGCATCCTCGCGATCGGTGGGCTCCTCGGGGTCGCGTGGTGCGTGTGGCGGCAGGGGCGCCGCGCTCGATGAGAAAGCTATCCACAGGAAAATAGTTATCCCCAGGGCCGCCAGCGCCTGCCCCGATGCTACGCTCGAGCGATGGACCCTCGTCACTTCGACGACATCCTGGACCGGCTCAAGGTCGCACGCGAGGCCCTCGGGCGCTACCGCGAGAAGTCCCGCGTCGCGCTCGAGCTCTACTACAAGGTCGCCGGCGCTGAGCGTCTCGTCGAGACGCTGCGGTCGCGTGTCCGCGAGGTGGCGAGTCTGCTGGCGCGCCATCCGAGCTGGGAGAGCTTGCCACTTGCCGTCCGGGACGAGCTGGCGCCCTACCTGAAAGAGCTCGAGGCCGAGGAGCGGGCACGCTACGTGCCGCCCAAGCCCCCTCCTCCGCCCTCGCCCGCGCGCAAGCTCGACGCGCCCTGGGACTGAGTATTCGCGCGCGGCATTCGCGGCTTACGCGATTTCGCTAAAGTGGCGCCATTTCTCTCCCGATATGGTATACAAAAGGAGGGAATAGTGTGGCATTCGAGTGCGGCCATGAAAAGAGCGAGCGGACTATGGTTTCTAAGAAGAAGGCGGTCAAGAAGAAGCCGCCGCCAACGTCGAGCGACGAGATCGCGGAGGCCTTCGACCGCGGCGACGTGAGCGACGATACCGATCCCGAGAAGGTCACGCAGCGCGTCAACGTCGACTTCCCGCTCTGGGTGGTGAAGGCGCTCGACGAGGCGTCGGATCAAATCGGCATCACGCGCCAGGCGCTGATCAAGACCTGGATCCACGAGAGGCTGCGACAGGAGATGGCGAAGAAAAGCATCGTTTGAGGAACCGATAGCGAAGGGAGAACAGCATGGCCCGCTTCAGCTTCTGGACCCCCGAAGGCTTCTACCTCGGCGAGACCGTCGCCGCCGACCTCTGCGTCGCGGCCCTTGATGTGGGTATCAATCTTTCCGACCTCGCCACGGGGCGGGTGCGCTACGAGCGCGAGGCCGTGTCCTCCTGACGGAGGGCGATACCCGGACAAATTCGGACAGCCCAAGCCTTCCACGCCTTCCGGCTGCTAAACTACCACCAAGGCTCTCCCCCGCAGCATTCACCGCCGATCCATGGAAGGATCGACGATGGCCCGTTCCTCCGATCTCGCGGCTGGACCCAAAGTCCTCTTGTTCGACATCGAGACGGCGCCGCTCCTCGCCTACGTGTGGCGACTCTGGGAGAACAACGTCGCTCTGAACCAGGTCCATACGGACTGGTACGTCCTCAGTTGGGCTGCCAAGTGGCTACACGCGCCCGACGTCATGTACATGGATCAGCGGTTTGCCGAGAACATCGAGGACGATGGCGCCATCCTGAGAGCGCTCTGGGAACTCCTCGATGCGGCTGACGTCGTGGTCACGCAGAACGGCAAGAACTTCGACCAAAAGAAGCTCTTCGCCCGCTTTCTCTTGAATGGCTTCCAGCCTCCCTCGAGCTTCAAGCACATCGACACGCTCGAGATCGCAAAGCGCCACTTCGGCTTCACGAGCAACAAGCTGGAGTACATGAGCGACAAGATCTGTCGGAAGTACCGGAAGCTCAAGCATGGGCGCTTCCCCGGCTTCGAGCTCTGGCGCTCCTGCCTTGCCGGCAAGCTGTCGGCTTGGACCGAGATGGAGCGCTACAACCGGCGCGACGTCCTGGCGCTCGAGGAACTCTGGCTAAAGCTCGCGCCCTGGGATGGCGCGGTCAACTTCAACCTCTACCACGACGATGCCACGCACATTTGCCGGTGCGGCGGCGCCGACTTCAAGAAGCAGGGTTGGTTCTATACCGAGACCGGGAAGTTCCAGCGCTACCGGTGTCGGGCATGTGGCGCCGAGTCCAGAGACCGGAAAAACGCCTTCTCGAAGGAGAAGCGTGCTTCCCTTCACGCGAGGACCCGGTGATGCGGGTGCCTGTTCTGGTGCCTCTAAACTCGCACTGCATCCCGGTCCGCTACCTGAAGGAGCTCGAAGACCCGCAGGACTTTGGCGACTTCTGTCCTGAGGAAAAGATAATTCGAATTTCTAAGACGCGGAACAAGTCCGCGCACCAGGTCTGGCTGACTTTCTGGCACGAGCTTGGCCACGCGGCCTTGATGCTGTCCGGATGGGGACGCGTTCTTACAGAGGAGCAGGAAGAGGCCGTCGTGGCCGCACTTGAGTTCGCTTGGGGACCACTCATGCAGCTAAATCCCGCGGCGCCCGGCGTCCGCTGGCGAGAAGTCGTGTTCCCCTTCGAGAGCTGAACCCAGTTATACTGACAAAAATCCTCCGGAGATCATGGATGAACTCCTCGCCCTACGCCGGCACGACGCCGGTTCTCTGCTGGTATCGTGTCTTCCGGCGCGACCGCCACGCAGGACGGATCACGTTCGAAGACGGCACGATCATGGTCCACGCCCAAAGGAGCGAGCACCTGCCGCACGAGGTCGAGTACGCTGTCAGGGCTCTTCCGCTACCACGCTGGGCCCAGAAGGTAACGCACGTGCAGCTTACGCACTACCTACCGCGCTGCGGACACGCAAATTTCTAGCTGTGCGTGCCAGAAAGGAAGAAGCCGCGCTCGGCTTCGCGGCGCTTCTTGAGCCCCCTGACAACCCGCCCGCCCGACCTATTCCAGACCAGGAACTGATCGGCGGCCCCCAGGAAATCCCCGGACCGCAGACGCTTAAGCAGAGTCGACTCCCGGAAGGCGTCGAGTCCGATATTGAAGGCAAGCGACACGAGCGCGTCGAAATGCCACTGCTGCAGCGGCACGCCGTCGCAGTATCGGGTAACGCCGCTCTCGAACTTGCGCACATCGTGCAGCAGAAGCTTCTCCGCCGTGCGCTCGTCGATCTCCATGCCGGGGTAAACGTGCTCACCCGTATGGCCGTATCCAATCGTGGTGACGCCGCCGGGGCAGATGTAGGCCTTGAGCTCGCAGCCCTCGAAGCTCTTCAGCATCGCGATGCCGGCCTTGCTGAGCTTCATCAGTTCCCCCGGAAAGGACGGGGCCAGCCACGTGCGCTCCCCCACGCACGCGGCTGACCCCTGATTGTTCAAGCTGCGATGCCGCGGCGCTCGTCAAAGTCCGTCTCGTAGGCGAAGAGCGGGCAGACCTCGCCGAGCGTGGTCTTTTCGGTGGCGTTGAGGTTAAGCGACTCGAGCTTGGCTTTGCAGGCGTCCCGCAGCTTCGGGATCTCACGCGCCACCTTGAGCGGCGAGAGGCGCTCCCACTTGCCGAAGATGCGCTCGAAGAACGCGGCGAGCTCCGGCAGCTTGATGATGAGTTGAATAATCGCCACGAAGAGCGGAATCAGAGCGACCATGATTCACTTCCCCCCGACGACGATGACGACCATCCCCGGCGGCAGGTAGAGCGCCTTGCCGGCCTTGTTCTTCGCGAACCAGCCGCCCGAGGTCGGGTCGTCGCGGAACTCGGTTACGCGCCAGAAGCGGCGGTAGAAGAACTGCTCAGGGGCCTTGTACTTGATGCGCATTGCACTCCTCCTCAGGTGGATCGTTCTCGAAAAATAGGTGACCAGCCAGCAGCCCAAACAGGAACGGGATCACGCTGAAGCGCTGGCCCCAGGTCTTCAGCGTCCACGAGATCGTCGCCTTGTAGCCGCGACTCGCAAGCAGCCAGACGTCGACCGCGGTGATCGCCGCGACGAAGGCGACGATGATCCAGACGGTCAGGGTTGCTTGCGGCATGTCGCCCCCCCGTTCTGATCGCGTTCGGCCAGCTCGTTCTCCTCGGTCCAAGCCTCGATGAGCAGCGCGGCGAGTGGAGACTTCTTCCAGCCGACCCGCTCGCACTGAGCCGCGAACCGCTCGGCAAGGTCGGCCTTGAGGTAGATCTTGAAGTCGACGCAGCCCTCGGGCTTCTTGGTCACAGCGGCACCACCTTGACGTTCTCGACAACAGGCAGCATGGCGAGATCCTCCTTTCGCTTGTCGTGGGCGATGAGGCGCCCGCGCGCCGGGCCGGAGCGGGCGCGAGGGGCGCAGGAAACTTGGGACGAGATCAGGCGGCCTGGCCGAGGGTCTCCGTGAGCGCCGTGAAGGCCTCAAGCGCCTTCGTGGTGCAGGTGGCGAGCTTCGTCACCAGGGTCTCAACCTCGGCGGCGTCGAGATCCTTCATCTCGGCCGGCACGAGCTTGACGCCGCGCACCGCCTCGGCCTGAGCCTTCACCGGCCCCAACGCATGGCGGAGGTCGAGGATGCCGAGCTTGCGGTCGGCGCAGGCTGCAATGACGCCGTCGAAGGTCGATTCCGCTGCTACGAGGACGTCGAGCGTTTCTTTAATCCCGAGAGCCATGGGGTATCCCTCCCTAGATTTGAAAGCGGCGGACGACCGTGTCCGCTGCAAAGACGAAGTGGACGAGCTTGTAGACCTCTTCGGCTCCACGCACGTATTTGGGCGGCGCGTAGGCCGGATTGAGCAAGAGGTCGAGAGCAGGCCCCATGTCCCCGGTGTAGACGCCGTAGGCCGCTTGAAAGAGGGCGTCCTGCGGGTTGTCCTCGGCGTTGCCCTTCAGCGTTAGAAACATGTCGTGCTGGATGCCGCCGGCGACTTCGCCCTGAAGCAAGACCCCGAGCACGGCGATATGCCGCTCATAGTCGGCGCCGCCGGGCACGTAGAGAGCGGGTAGAAAGCGGTACTCCGGACGATCACTGGTGAGGGCGGCTAGCATGCGCCCGAGGAGGCCTTTGAGGTTGGCGCGCATGTCGGTGCGAGAGCGGTCGCCGCCGCCCATGACCCAATCGTGCCGCTCGCCGTATTCCGCTAGGCGCTGCGCCGCGTGTCCGTCCTTCCTGCGCCACGTGGCGTAGAGGTAGCCGGTCAGCATGTCGCGCGAGATCGTGCTCTTGCTACCCTTGTCCTCGCCGTCCCAGCAGGGCGGCCTCGGGCGCCGGTGCATTTCGCCAGGGCTATACTCGGCGAGCTCGAGATCAACCGACTGACCCGCGGCCGCTGCAAGTCCGGCCCATAGGAGCCCGTCGCAGTCGGTCGCCGACGGCCAGCCCGTAAAGGGATCCGACGCCGCAGCGAGCTCCAGCCGCTCTCCCTCAAGACGCGCTAAGAGCAGCTCGACCCGCTCGTCTCGAGGCGTGGCCGGCTTCTCTTTGTGGCGGGGGATCTGGCCGCACGAGACAACGAGAGCGAGGGCGCCGAGGAAAGCCCATCCTGGGCCCCTCGGCACAAAAGGGAATCCCATCCTAGGATCCTTTTCGTGTTGAACGAATCTGCTGCGGTCAGACGATCAGGTACGTGAACGTAAAGTAGACGGTGTGGTTTGATGTGGTCTGGGACAGCCAAGCCATTGCCGCTCGGTTGTTGGTTGAGTCGGCCGAGATCCGCATCGACTCCGCTGTCCCGGAGACTTGGTCGCCACTGCTGCCGGCGCCGCCGCACTGGAAGGAGTTTGCAAAGTCTGAGGCAATGGGCAAAGAGATGCCGATCTCTGTACCCGTAGCTGCAGCCGCCGTCGGGTCTACGTCCAACTGTCCCGATATGGTGACCGTGTTCCCTACACGAAGGTACTGACACGCCCGCGGTGTACTGGCGGCGACGTTGCTGCCGTTCGTGAGCGTGGGCGTGTACGTCCCGCTCTCCGACATCAGACCGGTCGTATAGAAGTTGGTTCCATCGCAGACGACCTGAACGGTCGCATTCTGCGAGTAGATCGCGATCGAGCTGACACCATCGATCGTCCCGGACGACGGAGACACCGTGAGAGACCCGCCGCCGGCCGTCTTCTTAAAGAGAAACACGCGACCGGTGTTGTTCCCAGGGGTGGGAAGAGTGAAGGTTTGCGTGGAAGTATGCGTCCCGAGAAAGACCTCAAATCCGTCGGTGTCGAGAATGGTGTAGTCACCAGCCGCTGTCTTGACCCTCGCCGTATGTCTGGGAGCGAACGTCCTAACAAGTCCGCTGAGGGCGCTGGTCGCCTGGAGAGATCGGCCCAATGTGTGCCACTGCGTGCCGTCGCAGTGAAGCGTTGCGGAATCGTACTGGGCGCCGAGCGCAACAGTCGTGGTGCCATCGATCGTTTCCGACCCGGCGCCATCAATTGTCAGTGTTCCGGTCGTAGCGCCCGTATTCTTGATCGTCAGCATCCGATGCGTGCTTCCGGCCGCCGTCGGCAGGAAAACCGTGTAGCCAGCGCTGGTGTTGACGTTGACGAACAGAGTCCGGATCGAATCTGAGCCAGTGATCGTGTGACTCGCCGCTGTGCTCGCTATCTTCTGCCATGCCGAGCCGATCAGTATGTCGCTCGTGATCGTATTGAAGAACGCCACGTTCACGGCGTTGTTTGCGTTCACCTCGGCGCTCTTGGCCTTGGTGTTCGGAGCAAAGACCGTGTAGGCGCTGACGCTCAGGAATGACATGACGTGCTCTGCTCCCAAGGCGTTGGGACATTGGCGTTGTCGAACATCATCCAAGTCATCGCTTCACCCTTGTGCTGGGTGGAGATGTCTCCGAGGATCTTCGCGCACCTCCTGGACTGCTCATAGAATTTTAGCCTGGCGTCCTCGTCCTTCGAAATTTTGCCTAGCGCTCGGAAGCAGTTCATCAGCAGACCGAACACGTGTGGCCCATTGGGGCGGAGACGATTCGCTGTGTCCAGATGGCCTATAGCCTTTTCGTATTGGCCGTAGCGGGCGCAGATATCCGCCGTCAGATAGTGCGCGTCGGCATCGTTCTCGCATGCGGCGATGGCGGGTAAGCAGAAGTCTTTGTAGATGCCCTCGAACCCTCGCTCGTGGAAGCTCTTGCGGTTCATTTCGTAGTGCGCCGACCACGCTGGCGGGCAATTGGGCCAACGATCGATCACCTTCGAGAAGTCGCCCACCTGAAAAGCTTCCGAGGCTTCAAAGAGGCGCTCCAGGTGACCTCTGATCGTCGCCGGCGACTCGTGGAGTGGAGACCTGTCGTCCGAGCGCAGGGAGTCGTTGCGCTTCACGAGGTATGTTGCTTCGTAATAGGTGTCGTTCCTCTTGACCACCTCTCCGCCGCACACCTTGATCAAGCCCTCGAAGTGCTTGCGGGTCCAGGTATTGATGTGATTTGGGCTGTAGTAGTACTCGATGTCGAATCCCTGCTGGCCGAAATTCTTCATCTGCTCGAACCACAGCGGAACGGACAGGTAGAGGACGCCGTCCTCCTTGAGGCACGAGATGTAGCGGCGCAGCTCGATATCCGGGTCGAGGATGTGCTCGAGGCTCTTGTACGACGAAATCAGGTCGTACTTGCGGCTGTCATCGAACTCGTCGAGGGACTTGATCTGGAAGAGGTGCCACGCATTGCGGACGTACGAGGTCGTCAGCTCGACGCCAACAACGTCCGCACCGGGGAGCTGGTGTCTCGCCCAGTTTAGGAACAGTCCGAAGGCCGATCCAACGTCGGTGATTACGATGTCCTTCCGACCTGAAGCGCGCCATTCGTTGAAGAGTTCGGCGAGGAAGTGGGCGTGGTACTGAATCTTTCGCTCGCCCGTATAGATGCTCCCGACCTGCGGAGCGGAGCGATACTCCTTTTTGTAGTAGTCGATGATTTCGGATTTCGACTTGTAGCGGTCTGGATAGCTGATAAACCCGCATGCCTCGCATAGGGACATGCCTTCGGGCTTCTGCCGGAATTTGTCGACGTTCGTCCATTTGGTCGCTGCGGATCTGCAGATTGGGCATTGCACCCTCGGTTACCTCGCGTTCGAAAGATGGGTAGCCAAGCGCGTCAGCTCGGGCGCGCTCGCTGCGTGGATGGAGTCTCTGTAGACTCGGCCTTGAAACGACTGCCTGCCGAAGAGGTTGAAGTGCTTTTCGATCAGCCGGCAGCCAAAGTCGTCGATTGCGATTAGGCAGCTTATGACGCCACGGCAGTGGTCGGAGTAGCCGACAGACCTGTGGAGCGCGTCCTCGTATTCGAAGATCTCGAAGAACTCGACCCGTTCGGGAAGGTAGGGCGTGACGTACATGACGTGCATATTCGTCATGACGTCCCTGTTCTTCCAAAGGTGCGAGGCACTGCCGCTAGGGACAGAAACGATGACAGGATTCCGATCCTGGTCGTTCCATGTCTTGAGTTCTGCGTCTGACATCGAGCCGAACTGCCCGCCTGCGATCTTGTAGGGCTTGCCAGGCCAGTATGTCTTCAGTGCCTCATACTTCGGACCGAAGACCGAGAAGAAGACGGGAATGCCCAGCTGGCGGCCGTAGTCCTCAAGGCTCAAGTAGCCATCGAGGCCGAGGTCACACTGCCAATAGAAGTCACGCGGCATAGAGCCGCCGGTGAAGGTTTCGGGGTCAATGGCCTGAAACTTGGCGTAGGCAGCACCGCAGTCTCGAGCCGCTCGAATCAGCTCTCTTGCCTTGCCAATGTCCCCGAAGTGATGGTTGCCGATTTCGGCGATGAGGCCCGTAATCATCGGCCGTCTCGTAGGCGGTGAGCGACCATACCAGCGCACAAGTCATTCTTCGCCCACTCAAGGAGGCCAATCGAATCCGCTAGCGGTAGACCAGACGTGCACATCAGAACCGTCGTGGTTCCGCTTGTCGGCTGGAAGACAAGGGAGGCCTTACCTGGCAGAGAGTTCAGGAAATTCTGGATCAGCTCACGGGTTGTCGGCCATTCGTTTTCGAACCATTCCCTGTGAGCTTTGAGTCTCTCTTCCTCGGTGTTCTTTCCATATGACGGGATCCGCTTAACCTTGTCAGACATTAGTATCGAACCTTTCTGAGGAAGGTCTCCAGTTCGCGCTGCTTTCTACGCTTGTCCTCCAGGTGGTCCCGGTGGAGGGCCTTGTCGGAGCTTGTATAGAGCGGGTTAGCGTACTTCTTCCGGTGGATATCCCGCAGCGTGTTCTCGACCGACCGCTGGAGCCGAAGGAAGAGGACATTGACCCGCTCGGTGTTGAGCTTCTGCCGAACGAGGTCGTCCATACCCATCTGGAGGCGCCGCAGCACATCCGTGAGCCCCGGGACGTCGTCACTGTCGAGAGCCCTGCTCAGGAAAGCGTTCCACTCGCTGTGCGAGCCTCCGGCATAGAGCTTCAGGATGTCGATTGCTTCAGAGCGCACGACGCACCCCAACCAGTTCTTCGCCCAAAATTCCCTCTTCGATCTTGCGCGCGACCTCCAGACGCTCTTCGGTGCAGCTCTTGCTTAGAGAGCCGCTGCGCTGGCGATAGTAGAACGTGGGCTCCGTGAAGTAGCCGATCTTTCGGCCGGCCAACATCGCACGGCGGTAGAGGTCGAGGCCCTCGAAGTGGCGGAGACTGTCGGTGAAGCGCAGATAGTCGAGCGTTCGCTTCTTGAACATCGAGCCGCCGACATGGTGCTGCTCGCAGCCCTCCTGAATCCGCCCGTTCTTGTAGTTGTGGGGATAGAGGATATCGACGTTGGTCTGGTCCATGTAGCGCACCATGCGCTCCAGCACCTTCTCGTCCACAAAGTAGTCATCCGCGTCGAGACGGATGACATAGCGCCCTCTCGCCATTGCGTTGGCGACGTTCGAAGAGCTCGCGAGTCCCCGGTTGGCCTGATTTCGGACGACATGGACCCTGGGGTCCTTCCGATACCGTTCCATGTGCTTGTGGACCGGCGTGCGAACGGACCCGTCATCTAGCAGCAGGTACTCGAAGCTCGGAAGCGACTGGCCAAGAACACTCTGCGCGCAGCGGTCGAGGTACTCGACGTCTTCGTAGCTGCACGTGTAGACCGTCACGTCGGGAAGTGAGTTGGCTTGCGGCGCGTTGTCAATGACATCGACGATGCCAGTAATGCCGCAATCAGTCCCCGCCTTGGAGATGACGCGAGAGATCTGTTCCACGTCCTCGGGATAGTCGATCAAGAGACGCAGTCCCGAGTTGGGCTTGCGGCGACTGAGCCAGGTGCGGCTATACGGAAAGAGGGTGAGATTCGTAACCGAACGAGCTACTGACTCCACCGCGTAACTGATGTGCTCAACGTCCTTGAACGTTTGGTGGGCACGCACCAGGACATCCCGGGAGAAGATCTCGAACCCCATTCCCGGGATGAAGTTCGTCGAATAGAGGTAGTCGTTGCGGTTCTCGAGGTAGTAGTGAAGGAAGTGATCGACCTGTTTGTAGTTGATAAAGATCTTGTCGTGGTTGACTCGGATGATGTGATCAAGATCGTAGTGCTCGGCGGCGTCGTGCATTCGCTTGAGCGGGTCGCCCCTTACGCCACCAAAGAGAAAGACGGTCTTGCCGTCGAGATACAGCGCTAGGTTCCTGCGATAGGTCTCCACCTCATCGTCCGGCACAGCGAGATAGACCGATAGCCCCGTCGCAAGCAGGCGATCGAGTAGGTAGGCGAGTAGATACTTGCCCTTGATCTTGATGAAGGGCTTGTTCGGTAGCCGCTGCGAATCGGTGCGCGAGCACACGACGATGCCGGTCTTAGCCACCACGCTACGATCCCCAGGAAGGCGTAAAGCCCTTGTACGTCTCGAAGCTCGAGCAGTTCTTACACGGCGAACGCTCGAAGGCCTTGAGCGACAGCAGGTCCTCGCGCAGGCGCTTGGCGGCTTCCGAGTTGAAAATCTCAGAGACCGTCATGTCGCGGATGTTACCGAGCTTGAGCTCCTGGCGGATGTCCGGGCAGCAGGCCACCGCCGTACCGTCCCAATCGAAGATCAGACGCGCGTGGGCCTGGATGCAGGACTGGCGCTCCGAGTAGTCGCGCTCCCGGTGCTTGATCGCCGAGAGGTCCTTCGCGACCCGACCCTCGACCATGTCTCGGATCGAGATCAGGGCTGCGGGCCAGCGCTTCTTGGCCTCGCCCTCGATGTCCTCGTTGGCGTTGAGGCGAGTCCTCACGGCCTGGATAACGAGGACGTTGTCGCGGCCAGGCCAGTTGTAGAAGCGGTCAATATTGGCGGTCGTTAGGGCGTGATCCCCGCCTGCTCTTTGCCGCTCAAAGACCTCGGGTCGGAACGAGTCATAGCTGACCTTGACCTTAGTCTGGTCACAGAGGCCTTTGAAAATGTCGTCCCGCTTGGTGTCGAACTTGAAGTTCGAGTTGGTCAGGCGGTCGATAAAGGTCGCGCCAGCGGCCAGGCCCTTCGCCATGGCGGTCGCGGCCCCGAAAAAGGGGTTCATCGTCGACTCGCCGCGCCAGTTGAACTTGACCGAGTGGACGCCTAGATCAGCTGCCTGCCGCAGGATCTTCTTGATCGTCTCTGGCAGCATGAATTGCTGCTTGAAGGGCAGGTTCTTCTTGTCGGCGTGGTAACAGTAGCCACAGTGCTGGTTGCAGAAGCTCGACAGCTCGAGCGAGATGTCGACCGGGACAGTGAGGCCCAGGCTCGGGGCATTGAGGTACTTTTCGCGATAGGCCCGATAGGGCTCTAGCGGAGCTTTTCCCATTCAACCGTCCTTGGCTCTACTGCCAGGCCATCATGGCCTAGAGACCGGAGATTATTGCGCTTTATCCATCAAAGCTTACGACAGACGAAGCGCGACTCCAGATTATCGAGATTTATATTGATCGATATTACTTTAAAGGCAGCGTTTTGCAAAACGATTGCATCGCCACGGGAGGCATCCCAAGTGATGTCATCCCAGTCGCCGATGTCCCAAAACTCGTTTCGAGTCGAGAAGTCGGTCGCATCGTAGGTGATGTTCACTCGGTCTAGCAGGTTCAGGTGGGGAACGAGCGAGGTCGAGAAGTTGATCTCCTCCTTGAGCGAGGAGACCTGGTCGAAGATCGCGCCGGCGATGCTGGCGGCGGCGGCGCTGTTCGGGATCCAAAAGTTCTCGACCGAGAACGTTCGATGCCCGAGGTTCCAGGCGGTGTTCGAGCCGCTCACGGCGAACGACAGACCAGTGTTGACGAACGCCGCACTGGAGTTCGTGTTCTGAAATTTCACGGCCACGCGCGAATAGAAGTTCGTGAGCTTCTTGCCGTAACGGAAGATCCGCTTGATCGTGTGGCCGTACTCGGTGTCCGGCGCGTAGCCGACACCGAAGAAGGAGAATGTCGCCGAGGCACCCTCCGTCTTCGGAACCCACCTGAATTTTCCAGTCGGTGAGATGTACGCGACGTAGTTCTCGCACTGCCCCAGCTTCTCTACGACATCCCACACGGTCATCTGATAGAGATCGTCGGCCGTACTGGTGCTTAGATTTGCATAGACGTGGCTAGTAGAGGTGATCTCCCAGTAGCTCGTCGTGTTGTTGAAGAACGGTCGGAAAATGAAGCTCCCGGAGCCGTCCGTCTGGTCACGCAGCATTTCCATGTACTGGCTGGCCGAGACTCCGGTGCTGGTGTAACCCGTAATCAAGTGAGCCGGAAAGTCGCGGAATATCTGCGACAGAGGCTGTACGTTGAGCACAACCTCGTTCTCGTCTGAGGCGCCCATGTCGCCGGAGATGATCCCGACAAACACAGTCGGGTCCTCGGGGACGACGTCCATGCGATAGACGCCATCGCTCCCTAGCCAGCGGTGGTAGAAGCCGAGTTCGAGCTTAACGAGCGAGCGCTGCTGGTTAGCGTAGCCACTCCAGAGACTGTCCTCGTTGTCTTCCGGGTTGTAGCTGCCATTGATGTTGGCCATCACGAGCTGAAGGCCCGAGAAGGAGAGTCGGCCGAGCTTCTCGACGTCGATGTCGGTGTTGATTGAGCCCCAACGCTTCACATCGTTGGTGACCTCGAACCAGTTCGCCTCGAATAGGCCCGAGACGGCATCTCGACGCTTGATGTAGGCCTTCCGCAAGACCCAGCTGTGTGGCCGCTTGATCTGCTGCTTGATGTCCGAAGTCGGACTCCACAGCATCTCATCCCAGTTGTCCAAGTCCCACAGAGTGGGTGTCACACGGCTCAAAACGGCGTCTCCCTCAGCTTGATCCCGCCGCTGAATCCCGCCTCGCTAGCATTGTCGCTATAGCGGAAGAATTCGAAGCCGCCCTCCCAGACACAGGGAAAGATCACAGCGTCCCATCCCGTGGTCGTACCGAACGGCGCAAAGACAAGCTCCTCGTGGTCGTCGAAGATTTCTTTCAGTTCATCGCGCACGTCCTCGGTGAGGTAGTCGAACGCCATATTGACGCTCCACTTGTCCTCGATCGTCTGGATGCGGGTTCCGCCATCGGAGAGCCTGTGAACGACGCCTTGTGAGTCCAGGACCGGCTGATACCTGTTGGCCGATGGGATCCGTCCGCCGAAGTTCGTCAGCTTTTCCGAGACAACGACGTAGCCAAGGTACTTATTTTGATTCGCCACGATGGTCGACTTCGCATGGATGCTGATCGTAACGGCGTTGATCGGAGCGAACCGAAAGTAGTGCGAGGTGTCGGAATTCGAGCTGTAGTCGGACGTCGTCGTATTGGACGTTGCCGTCAGGTTGAGAGTGTTGGCGGTCGATCCGTTGTAGAAGATCGTGAACGCCTTCCAGTTGTGGTTTACCAATGCGATCCGGTCGACAGTCGTCGTCTGCGTGAAGCTAATCGTGATCGCAGCCGTGGTGGCGTCGTCGTTCATCTGGTCGGTAAAGTACTGAAACCTCGTGTCCGAGTTCAGAAGGTTTGACGCCGACGCCGTATTGTTGATGACACTGATCGCAGTGGTCGTATTGACGAAGTTGGCTCGAAGAAGCTCCATCGGCGTCCCCTCAAAAGACTGCTTTGTCGAACGCGACGCTTTGATTGGTCTGGCGGAGCTTCAGGAGCTCCGAGTCCATGGCCTTGGCAAACTCGCGGGCTGTCTTCTGGTCGCCCATGAGGCCGCCGTTGACCGTCAAGTTGATCGTCACCGGCCCGCCCCCCGCGCTCCCTCCACTGTTGATGGCCTCCAGGTCTCCGCGGTTCTGCCGAGTGGCCGCCGCGTTCACGACAAACTCCCCTGGCGTCAGCATCGCCGGCACGGTGTCCGTTCCGCGCGGCATAAAGTCGATGAGGCGGCCGCCCGAGGCATAGACCGGCTTCTGGCCGCCAACGATGCCGCCGGCGGCAAGCCCGAGCGGATTAGACGCGGTGGGCTTTTTCGAGAACGGCCCCCCACCTCCGCCGCCGCCGCCCCCGGCAGAAATGTCGATCGAGAACATACCCTTCACGTCTTCCCAGGCCTTTCTCATTGCGTCTGAGAAGATCGAATGGAGGTCCTTGGCTCCATCGCGAACCCCGTTGGCGAAGCCATTGGCGATACCAAGGACCATGCGCTCGTAGAACTCAGGTTTCGAGAACGCAGTTCCAAGCGCGATCGCGATGCGCGGGCTGTGCTCGATCAGCGCCTCGACCAGGCGCGTCACGATGTCAGGCAAACGTTCGGAGATCTTGTCAATGAGCCCCGGCAGTGCCTCGCTCAGCCGCTCAAAGAGAACGGGGATATTGTTCGCTATGTTGTCGAGAAACTGGGTACTGAAGAGGGTGTTGATGGACTCTAGAAACTGGTTCGAGTCCTGCGACAGAAGCGCAAACATCTGTCCGGCGGCTTGGCCAAATCTGGGAAGGAAGATTTCGGTTAGGGCCGATACACCCGACTGCGCGACCCCTTGAAAGCCGGAGCTCAGGAAGGTCGACGTCTGCTGTCCGGCCTCATACAGAAGCTCCTTGTAGATCTCGGCAGCGCGCTCGGACCCTTCGGCTCTGATCTGGTTGCGCTCTTCTTCTACCTCCGCCTGGCGCTCGAGTTCCGCGGCAAAGGCCTCTTCGTCCATCTCCCTGAGTTCGCCGAGCGTCGAGGTGTGCTCGACGACACGCGTGCTGCGGATGGTCCTGGCGTTCTTGGATTCTTGCCTCTTCTCTTCCTCGAGTCGCTGGCGGCTCGCCCGCTCAATGGCGGCGTCCTTGGCGAACTGCTGCTCCATCCGCTCGTCGTTGATCTTGCGGGCAAGGTCCGCGTCCTCAGCGGCGATCTCTTTGCCGGCGGCAATGGCGAGTTCGACACGCTTCCGGTTGTACTCCTCCTGGATTTTCGCGTGAGCGGCCGCCAGTCCCTTTTCGTTGTCTTCTAGCTTCTTGTTGATCTCATCGATGTTCTTTAAGGCCTGATTCATGTCGTCCTTGTCGAACGTCGCGGCGTTCCAGACGACTCGCAGGTACTCAAAGGACTTCTGCAGCTGCAGGACCATGCCCTCGAGGGCGTTGGTCGCAAACTTGACGCTGTGCGCAAGGACATTGCCGAAGGCGAGGAAGGCCTCCGACTCGGTGATCTTCTTCACTGTTTCGAAGATCCGACTTAGTCCCGCGAACAGCTCGGCGATCGCCGGCGTCATCTTGTTGCCGATGGCAATCGCCGACTCTTCGAACTGAACCTTGAGCCTGGCCCACGTCTTGGCCTGGTTCTCGTTCGCCGCCCCCATCGCCTCGGAGTTGGCCAGACCGATCGCCAGAGCCTCGTTGATAAAGGCCTGCTTCTTCTCGGCTTCGGTCAGCTGCTCACTCGTCTTGCCGAGCGTCTTGGCGTACTTGTCGTATGCCTTTTCAACATCGATCATGATACCGAGGTTGTCGAGGATCAGCTTCGACTGTCGGCCGAGTGCCGTCACGACGGAGTCGAGCATGAACTGCATCGACTCGCCGGTCGCCTCGGAGGCAGCCTTCGCGATCTTCAGCATCTCCGGGAACTTGTCGACTGGTAGGCCGAGCAGGATGGCTTTGTTCGCAGCGACCATCAGGTCCATGCTGCTGACCATGCCGTCGGTCATTTCCTTCATCTTGGCCAGGATGGCGTCGGCATCTTTGCCCTGCGACGTCGCCAGCGAAGTGAAGGCCTGCTTGACCTGCTCGAACTTCTCCGACTTCACAACCAGGGCTGCCATGGCTGTCGTGACGCCTACGACCGCCGCTACGGCCTTCCCGGCATTCAGCGCCACGGAGTCGGCCAGCGCGCCGAACCCCTTTTTGACCTCGTCGAGCTTCTCCTTGCCCTCGGTCTTGATCTTGAGGAGGAGTGTCGCTTCGCTCTTCTTCGTCATGGCATTGCCATCCTATGGCGTCTATCGCCCCTTCCGTAGGGCGAGGTTTCCCTTGGCCGCCTGGCGTCGCTCTTCTTCAACGGCGACGGAGGCTACAAAGAGATCGAGCTGATAGTCCGCTAGAGAGGATTTTATAAGGGAGGAGGGAAGGCAGCCATATCGGCGAGCGAGGAAGTCCAGCTCAAGGGCGCGCTGCTTGCTGACGCTACGGGTGCTTAGTTTTTTTTTCCGTAGCCGTGCTCGAGAATCGCAACGCAGAGCTTCTGAGCCAAGTCGGCATCGGCCGTAACCTCGTCGACGTGGATGGCGCCTTCTTCCGGCGGATTCTTCATCGAAAGCTTGGGGCGGACAACGCCTGCGAAGATGAAGTCCCGCATGAACTTTCGGATCTTCGCGGCGTCTTCGCCTGCAGCCGCGAGGTCGGGCTTCTCGCGTTTATAGAGATCGTGGAGCTTCAGGATGACGTTGAGGCCCGCGAGGTGGTCCTCGATGGTGATCCTCTTGATCTCGAAGCGTACGCCATTGATGACGACGCGCTTCGTCTTCCGGAGGTAGTCCTGAAGCCCCACCTCTTTTCGCTGAAGGAACCCGAACAAGGGCATTACGCGTAGCTCGTGACGTTGTTGGTAAGTAGCGCCCGGACGGCATATCCCGCCGCAGATTCGTCGCGCAGGACGTTGAAGACTACGGTCGAGACAAGGACATCGTCCGGCCCGCTGATTTCCGGGTCTCCCGCGTCCTTCACGACGAGCTTCTGGAATTGAACCTTGAGGCCGCGCTTGATCACCGAAGTGGTCATCGTCGTGCCTTGGAACTCGAACTCTGCTGCGAGTTCCGTGGCGTTGATCATGGCGTCGTAGGCCGTCGTCGTATCGAAGCGAATCTGGCACGACAGCTCATAGCTCTGAACACCGACCGGGAGGACGGACAGGACGTCCGAGCCGATCCTGCGGGCCAGGTTGTCGTTCTTCAGGTTGTTGTTGAGGGCGAAGTTGATGCTCTGGACGTGCCAGAAGCTCGTCGAGGTCAGGCTGGCAAAGTTGCTCTCGACCGAGAAGCGGCCGTTGGCGAAGCTCAGCACCTCAAAGGCGGTTGCCGTCATCAGCGACTCGATGTCGTCCGACTGCTGCGTCGAGTCCTTGAAGATCAGGCCAACGTTCATCTTGAGGGGCTCGTCGAGCTCGGCCGTCAGGGCGAGGCTATTGACGCGCCCGCCGCTGTAGCGCCAGACCTTGCCGCCGGACGACGGTCCCTTGCGATGGTTGACCGAAAGCGCCTTGTACGTCTGGTCCATCGACCCTTCGCTAAACGTGTGCGTAAAGGCGGCCCCGCCGGCGGTCTCGCCGGTCGCTGTCGCGCTCGTCACCGTTCCGCCGAAGGCGTTCTGAAGGATAAAGCCCATGGCGGTGACTTCGGGCGCCAGATACGCCTCGACCTCACCCTCGACCGTCTTCCCGAGCGAGAAGGCCTTGGACATGGTTCGCTTGCGCTCGACCTGCTCAAGGATTTTCGAGTCCTTGATGGTCTTGATCGACGCCGACAGGAAGTCGAGGCCCGCCCCGGCCGTCGCGTACGTGCCGTAAGTCGTCTCGCGGCCGAACCCCAGGTAGCTTTCCCCGGAAAACAGGGCGGTATCGCCTACTGCCATGTTAGGTCGTCCTTATAAGCTGTTTGAAATGGTCCCGGCCGATATCGAGGATCCGCCGGTTAATCCCAGAGATCTTGGCTTCGTACTCTCGTCGATATTCTAGCAACGAGATGACCTCTTTCGCATCTTCGGGCTTGTAGCGGTACTGCATCTGCTCGGCGAGGTTGCCGACCTTGTGGCCCCTGACGACCGAGGACCGGCTGCATTGGATGGCGGGAATCTTGAAGACGCCGACATACTTCTCGATCCACTTGGCCGAGAAGAGGAGGTTCGGCGACGTATAGACCATCTCGCCGGCGAGGTTGAAGCAATAGACCGACTTCATATAGTTGCGCTTGCCGCTGCCTGTCTTGTCGAAGGCGTAGTAGCTCTCTTCGCCCCACGAGTAGTCGAAGCCGATCATCAAGAGCTTGTCGTAGCCAAAGAAGTTCTTGCGACCGGTCTCGTCGCACTGCGTCAGCATAACGATGGCGGCGTTACTGACGTTGGTCCCGGCGGGGATGACGTTCGGGCAGCCCGAGAGGGCCATGAACTCGCGCTCGGACTTCAGGACGTCCTTATTGACAAAGAAATAGGTGTCCTTCCAATTGCCCTGGCCCGACCACTTCGGATTAGCGCAGACGTTGATCAGAAGCGTCGTGTTCTGGAGCTGGTCCTTCACGGGCTCGAGGTACTTCTCGGCCGAGACATTGGCATCGCAGACAAGGCAGTAGGTCGGAACGATCCCGTTCTGGAGGCAGTGGGCCAGGCACTTGTCGACGCAGAGGATATCGACGTTCCCCTGGTACTTGCGGATGGTCTCGATGTTCTGCTCGAAGCTATAGCCATTGGCGATGACAAGGCACGCCTTGCCGACACCGATGTTCTGAAAGTCGAGGAGGTCCCGCATTTTGTAGCGCGCGTGTTGCTTGGCGTGCTCGCGCCACTGCTTGCACCACTGGCCATAGGCCGCCCTCGACTGCGCTACTACGTCTAGCTCGTGCTGCTCTTGGCTCACTCGGTTCGCTCCCTTGATACTCACCAAACTCAGTAGTCGACCCGGCAATTCAGGGATAGGACGCCGATCCGCATCTGGGTCTGCTCGTCGAGCGGCAGCGAGTGGTAGCTCACGTCCTCGACCTTTGACCACGACACGGTGTTGTTCAGCTTGAAGTTGCGGCGAATGATCTCTTCGATGTTCTCCATCAGGATCTCGATGTTCTCGTCGGCCTCGTCCTCGGTAACGCTTGAGACGACGGTTTCCCAAACGGCTCCGACGACGCTCACCGTGAGGTCGCCCCGACGTTTGGCGTTGAGCTGGTTGACGGCAATGGTCTCGTGCTCGACGTCCTTCTTGTCGACAAAGAGGGTGACCCAGGGGAAAAGACTCGCCTGCGGCATGATGCGCGCCGGGTTCACCTTGAAGACCTGGGCGACGCGCGTATTGAGGCCCGTCGACAAGTCGAAGGCCGCCGTCGACGTATTGGCCGTGTCGAGGATCGACTTAAGCTGAGACTTGATGTTGCTAAGATTGACGGCCACGGGCTCGTTCCTTGAACAGTCGGCGACATGTGCGTCGGTCTAGGCCATCACTGATCGTTTCGATCAGCGCATAGAACCCCAGAACGACACAAGCGACGAGGATATCGGCCATTGACTCACGACTCTAAGAATTTGAGGACTTCGGTCTCCATATCGGAGAGCGCTTCGCCCGAGAGCCACATGAATTTCCGCATCGGGAGGCGCCCCTGGCCCTCGTCGTGCGCTGCGGCATAGGGGAACCCCTTGGCCGTCTTGGCCGGGTTAAACCACGTAATGCCCTCGACCGAAGTCTTGACGTTCGTCGGCTGGAAGGCGTTACGAAGTCGTCCGCTGAACTGCAGGATCTTGTTGCCGCGCCTTCCGATCGAGGACAGATAGCGCGTGTAGCTCGGGCTCCAGCCGCGCCAGGGACCTTCTGGTCCTTCCTGGCGCTCGAAGTGACGCATGACGTCTCGGAAGACGATGGCAGAGAGGATGCCAACGATGGCGCGGTCGCGGGAAGAGATCTGGCCTTCGCGCGTCGTCAGGCCGTCGAGATGGCGACGGACGTCGGCGTCCTTGAGGGTGACCTCGGCCTGGATGCTGGCCACGGGGCTTAGTCCCTATCGCTAGAGATGTCGTCGAGCTTGTCGGGGTCGATGACCCAGCTAAGCGGATCGTCCTCGCCAAACGTCGAGGTGTAGTCGCTCGTGCTCGAGAGAACGCCCTTGGCGGAGCCGCGGGGCGTGATCAGCGATCCGGCCGTGTTAACGAGCTCGAGCATCCCCTTGGCCAGCTCTTCGAGGTTCTTGGTGACCGGGTCGATGAACTCTTTCGCTCGTGCCAGGCCGTCTTTCCCGCCGCGCGCGTTGTGCCGGTAGAAAAGGCCTGTGGCGAGCTGCTCGCACATCCCGCGCACGTGCGGCGGAACCGTCGTCTGAAAGGACGAGATGTCGTAGCGCTTCGCGAGCTTCTTGTTGATCTCGTTCTCAGCCCACGTGATGCACTGGCCTACGAGCGAGGTCGTGGCCGAGTCCATCGTGGTGCCGATGAGCCAAGTGGAGAAAGAGGTGGTCGTCGCGTAGGTCCCCATCTAGCGCCCCTACTTCTGGTAGACGATGCCCGCTTTGTCACACTCCTTGCGTGTGCCTATGTAGACCGAGTACTCGTTGCCGCTTGGCGATACGGTCTTCTTCACGACCTTGCCGCCGTCGACGAGGTGGAACGACTCTTTGCCCTTCGGCTTCGGTCCACGCTTGCGGGCTTGGCGCTCGTGGTAGAGGTCGGCTTCTGAGGCGCGGCCGGGGCTAGCGCTCTGCGCGGGCGACTTGGCGTCCATGCCTTGTCTCCTAAGAAAAATAGAGGGGATTTCTCCCCTCTATTCTGTATTAACAGCATGCCTTTAACAAGGACGCCTTATCAGGTGACGTCCTTGATCAGGTAGCCCGAGAGCGAGGCGACGACCTTCGGCTGGTACTTCATCTGGACCTCGATCGCCTCGGACTCGCGCTCCTCGACCCGCCAGCGGCGGACCATCGGCGTGGCGCGGCGGAAGACATAGCCGGACGACGGCTTGAGCGGGCTCGCGCGCTCGGGCTTGTAGCCGACGAAGCAGTGGTCGGGCCAGATCTGGCTGATGCTCGAGGCCACGCCCTCGGCGGCCGTGTCGTACGAGCCATTGGCGATCAGGATGTCTTCGAGGTCAAAGAGACCCTTCAGCATCTCGGGCGTCATGTCGGACGACGTGTACTTCGTACGGTCGAGAACCGACATGTGGTTCTTGATCGCGACGAAGCCGTCGCGCGGGATCACCGCGAAGTTCGGCTTGAAGCCGCCGTTGTTCAGGATCGTGGTCGCCGCAGTGTCAAACACCGGGATCGGGTTCGAAACCGTGGTGTTCGCCGAGAAGGCGTTGGCGGCGGCCAGCGAGACGTTAAGCGACCAGTTGGTCGACGTGAAGAGGTCGGCGACCGTCTTCTCCAGGCGGAGAAGGATCTTCTCCGTCAGCTCCTCGGTCGTGTCGGCGCGGAGGTCCGCGACGTCGTAGTTGTCGGCGTCGTTGTCCGACACGTAGTCCTTCAGCGCGTGGTACTCGAGCGAGTAGGACGCCGTCGTGACTTCGAACTGGTGCTCGCGCGCCACCGCCTTGTTGGCCCGCTTGGTCTCCGGAATGCGGAAATTGCGGGTGTAGATCCGGTAGAGGTCCGAGTCCTTCTTGACCGGAACTTCCGGGAAGACCTGCATCCCGATAAGGCCGGAGGGCGAGTATTTGACCGACACCTGGCTGAGGAGCTGGTCGACGTGTTGCTGGCTTCTCAAAGGCATGGTGTATCACCCTTCCTTAGCGCATGAGTTGAGGACAGATGAGGACGTTCGCAATCGTGGCAGTCGCCGCGACCGAAGGACCGACAAGGGTCCCGATGACGCCCGTCGGCAGCGTCAAGGCCGAGCTCGTGTTCGCCGGCGTGAAGGGCACGCCGCGGCCGCTGGTGTCGTAGGCAACCAAGAGGCCCGTCGTCACCGTGTCGTTGAAGAGGAGCTTGGCGATGCCGTTCACCTGAACCGGGATCGACGAGGTCGTGTCCTTGACGTCGTCGATGGTGATGCCGAACGGCAGCTTTTGCGTGGTCTCGGGATACTGCACCTTGTCGGCGGTACCCGAAACGGCAGCGACCACGCGCCAGGCGGCGAGGGTCGTAGCAACTTTGAAGCTAAGAACAAGAGGTCCAGACATCGGTGATCCCCTCTGTTAGGCGTCCATTTCTTCTTGGTACATGGCCTTGGCCGCGAGGTCCTTGCCGCGGGTCACCGCGCGATACGCGGCGCCGAAGGAGACCTTGTTGTCCTTGGCGTACTTCTCGACTTCGGCCTCGAGGTCGGGCTTGTCGGCCGCCTTCTCGTCCTTGGTCGTCTCGCTGAAGTTGACCTTGGAGGCTTCCTTGGCGCCCTTCAGGATCTCCTTCAGGAGGTCGCGCTTGGTAGCCGCCGTGTTCTCGCCGATCGCATAGGTCTCCTTCTCGGGACCCATGAGCTCTTTGACCATGGGCGCCATAGCCTTGCTGCAGAGCTTCTCGCCTTGCAGCTCGGTCACGAAGGCGTCGACCCTCGCGGCCTCTTCCTTGGCGGCGGCTTCGGCGGCCTTGGTACGCGCCTCCTCGGCTTCCTTCTTATACTTCTCGACCTCAGCTTGAGCGGCGGCGGCCTGCTCTTTCAGGTCCCCCACGTCTTTCTCGGCTTGCTCGAGCTTGGCTTTGTACGCGTCGACTTCCTGCGACATGCCGTCCTCGCGATTTGTGTGGATGTCTACTGAACTAATTATAGCGGCCGCCTCGGACCTCGCAAATTTTGCAATGGACGGCGCATGGCTGGGTCGCGAGTAGAGCGAGAGGATGTCGCTCAAGTTCAGCACGCCCGGGAGGTCGGAACCCAGGAGCGCTACGGCCCCAAGCATTTTGGGGTAGGTCGCGCCGTCGATATTTACGTTGTTGTAGATCTCGCAGCTTACCTTCCGGTAGGCCCGGTTCGATATGAGCTGATAGATCTTCTTCGGGATGTCGACGAAGTCCGCGACGAGCTTCGAGCCGACCTTGCGGACATTCTCCACCCAGCCGGCCGCCGGGAGACCATCCTGCTGCAGAAGCTTTTGGTCCTCGTCGTGGCCTAGCTTCAGGAACGGAGCAACCGTCCCCCTCGTTGAGTGGTAGGCCTCGACGATCCGGTCGAGATCTTGGTCGGTGATCTGCTTTCCGTTCCAAAGACCGGTGGAGAAGATCTCCACGTCTTTGACCGCATGCAGGTCGGCCGGCTCAATTGAGAACTTCTGAGCGGCCAACCAGGCATGGGCCTTGTCGGTGTCGAAAGCGGGCTTCATAAACTCGCACGCCACGACGCCCATAGCGCCGTCGCCCTTGCGCCTGGCCATCGTGACGAGGACCCCGTCCATGTCCTTCGTCTCGTGGCCTTCGGCTTCGTACTCCTCGGGTGCGCAGCCGTATCTGATCGAGTGCTCGTCCTCGCCCATCAGTGCGGGAACGTGCATCTGGCTCGAAAGGGGCATGGCCGTCTCCTATACCTTTTTGATCTTCTTGAGCTCTTCGAGGCAGAGGTTGAGCTTCTCGAGCGTCTTCTCCTGGATCTCGTGGCCCTTATGTAGACACTCCAGGATCGCGGCGAGTGACTCTGTCATCACCTCCCACGGGTTCTGGTTGTCACCCACGCGGGAAGCCCCTTCCCTTGTTCTCTTCGATAAAGTCGTCGATGTTCTTGCCGCCGACCTTGGTGTCGGGCTTCCACACCTCGAAGTTCGTGATCGGGATCAGAAGCGAGCGGCAGTTGAAGTGGAGCGGGGGGACGGGCTCGGTACCCGCCTTGAAGACCTTGCTGTGAAGGCCGCGGCAGATGTGGGTCGTCTGTGCGTCAAGCACTGCTGAGTACTGGTACGCCCCGACGACACCTGTGCTCTTGAAATAGTCAAGGCGCCCTTTATTCGTCACCTCGGTGAACTTGGTGCGAGCGTAGCGCTCGACGGCCGCTGCGGCCTCGGTCGCGCCTTCGCCAGCCATGATGTCGATCACGGACGAGATCGGGCGCCCGTCCTTCACGGCAGCGATGATCTCGGTGCGGGCCTTCTTGGTTAGCTGGTATTCCCAGTCACGGATGAAGTTGTAGTCCTCCTCCTCGAGCGTCTTCAGGAACTCCGGTGCCGGCTGCACGGCGAAGGTGGTCTTGAAGATCTCGCCGTGCGCCATCTCGCGCGAGCGATCGAAGGCTTCGGCGAAAGAGCTGTCGAGCAGCTTCTCGAGGCGCTTGAGGTCGGCCTTGGGTAGCGCGAGCTTCTCTAGGCTCTCAAGCTTCTGAGCGTTGGAGAGGTTGAGCTTGCGGAGGCGTGCCGCGAAGCCGTCGATGACGCTCTTTATCAGAGGCGAGGTCTTGGCCAGGAAGAGGTCGAGGTTGCTGTCGAGCTGCTTCTCGATGGCGCGGAAGTTGGTCTTTTTATGGTAATCGCCGTCCGGCAAGTTATAGGCCTTGGCGAAGGCCTCTTTGTCTTCCTTGGCCGGCGGCGCGGCGTTCTTCTCCTCGTCCGCTTTGGGCTCGCCACCCTTGAGCGTCTCGGCCATCGCCGCTGCCTCTTCGATGGCGTCCTGCTGCTGCTCTTCCCACTCCTCTTCCGAGGTCTCCGGGAAGTCGATGATGCGCTTAAAGCTATTGATCTCCTCAAGGGAGGGCTTCCATGCCTTGCCCTTGACGGCTTCGAGCCAGAGCTTGGCGTTCTCGGTCGCCACACTCTCGTCGATGGGGTTGAGCTTGAACTTGGGGTAGTTGTCGAGGAAGCCGTGGTTCCACGTGACGATCGGCTTCACGATGTGCGCGTTGATCAGGTTCTCGAGGCTGCGCCGGCGCCGCCAGATGTGCTTGAAGAAGACTTTGAGCTGGTGCTCGCCGAGCGCGTAGCTGCCACCGGAGATCTCGCCGCCGGAGAAGCCCAGAAGGTCCGGCACGAAGAGGGCGCGGCCGATGAACATGTTGAACATGTTGATGCCGTTGATATAGGTATCGCCGCTGTTGCCCTTCTGCTCCAGGAACTCGACCTCGAGATCCTTCGGGATCGTGAGGGCCGACGAGGTCTGCAGCTTCTTGATCGTGTCGTGGAGCTTCTGGATCTCGGAATCTTGCGCGATGTTGCGATCGTACTTGGCGACCGGTGTCGGTGACGCGGCCTTCTCAAGGAAGATTGCGTAGAAACGGATGATCTGCTTTTTGATGAAGTACGCCGCGTAGGCTGCGCGGAGGTCGCTCGTGCCGTAGGGCTTGCCGTAGCGCGGGGCGTTGACGAAGTGAATGATGGAGTTCGGGTCGATGTCCGCGAACTCTCGTGTCGTTCCCTGCTGCTCGTAGCGGACGACATTTCCAAACTTGTCCTGGTGGAGGAGCCAGGAGATGGGGTTGCGCGTCTTGAGCGCCTTGAGCGTGACCGTGCCGTCGTCGCGCGTCTTGAATTGCTTCTCGGTGACGCTGAAACCGATGTCATAGGCCGTCAGGATGTCGGAGAGGCAATCGTCGAAGGAGGTCTCGATGTCCTCGCCGAGGGCGACCTCAAGGTCTGCCTTGATCTCGTCTTGGTCCTCTTCCTCGCAGGCGATATGCCAGCCCGAGCCGATGATTAGGTCCTTCTTTACGGCCATAGCGACCGAGACCTGATCGTCCTTCATCATGTCTTCGTAGACGGAGTAGTTGCCCTCTTTCTGGTAGAGGTCGTCCGGATTCCAGGGGTTGTACTGGCTGTCCGGATCTACGGCCGTCATGGCGGCCGTCTTCTCGAGCTCGCCATCAATCAGATTCAGAATGGGATTGTCGGAGTCGGAGCGAAAGGCCCTGGCGGGCTTGGAGGGTTTGGCCTGCTCCTTGTCGACGGGCTTTAGATCTGCGGCCATTTATTATATACCTTCTGTATGGCTGAAATCGGACACGGAAGGCCCTGCGGCGCAGCCTTCACCTGCTACCGGTGCGGACACTACTTCCCGCATTCGCGCGGGCTAGTTAGCGAGCACCCGGTCAATGCTCCCGGTCATGACGACCCTGACGAAGTAAGCTTGTGCGATGCCTGCTCCAAAGCGTTCGAGAAGGAATGGTCTGAGCGTTTTGGAGCACCCTATCCCTACGAGAGCCGTGACGACATGCCCGCGGCTAAACCAAGACCTTAGTCTCGATGTTCTTGTAGATGTTGACCCTCGGTAGACGCTCGAGCGCCAGCTTGACCGCTAAGGCGGCGGCGATGACGCAGTCGTCGTGCTTGCCGTCTTCGGCTTCGATCTTGCCGTTATTATCGACGAGGGTAAGACATTCGGCAAAAGTCTCGCGGCTGCGCATCGCGAACAGGTCGCTGTCGATCGCCTCGACAAAGGTGTCGACGAGAAGGGGACGCGTCAGCGACGTCGTAAGGTGGCCGATCCTCTCGTCAGGCGCCACCCAAAGCCCCGGATACCGCAGCACCTCGGTAAGCTTCAGGATCACGGCGTGGCCATGGTTATTGCGCTCGACGATCACCTGCGGCCAGATGTGGGCCCGGGAATAGAGCTTTCCCATCTGGTGGATCTTGTCGGCGAACTCCGACGGCGAGAGATGGCCCCGGAAGAACGCCACCTCGCGCTTTGTCTCGACGCAGAAGCAGGTCGCCACCGAGTAGTCGGACCGGACGCCCTCGGCGACGTCGGCTCCGATGACATAGGTAAGTGACTTGTCGAAGGGTTCGTATATACGAATCCCGTCCTTCACCGTACAGTCGCCGGACGCTTCCTGTGCCTTGGCTTTGAGCTTCGCCGTGTCGAACGGATTGCTACCGCTAGCAAGGAAGCAGCTCTGATCGTCCTCCGGGTACTCCTGCTGAAAGACGCGTGGTCCTAGTTCCTTGATCTTGGCTCTGCGGAAAGCGATCTGCTCATGGCTGAGCGCGACGTTGTACCTAGTAGAGGCAAATGCCGAAAGCCTCTGCTCCTCGTCAGTAAGGGAGAACGAGACGCCCACGGGAATCCGATACTCGTGGTGGAAGAACCACGGAAAGAAGAAGCGCTCGTAGCCATCTCCCGTCTCCCCCCACAGGTCGTAGAAATGGTTCAAGCCATTCGGCGTCGACTCAAATTCGACGATCCCGTCGATGGGAACAGCCTGTAGCGTGGCGTCTATACGCGCCTTCGGAATGAAGGCTGCCTCCGAGACGTGCAACTCGTGGATCGTGCCGCCGCGGACCTCGAGCGTCGTGTAGATGACGGAGTTGAGTTCGGGGAAGCGGTACTCGTACTTGCTGCCGCCACCCTTATCGAGGACGGGCCTTAGCTGCTCGGGCAGGTTCTTGTACGCGGTCTTCACGATGCCGAAGATCTTGTCGAGGACGTCCTGCTTGTGGGCGAGGATGCAGACCGTCTTGTTGCGGTTCCAGATGCAGGAGTCGAAGCGCCGGAGCACGGCGTCGGTCGTGATCCCGAACTGGCGAGCCTTGAGCGTGACCTTGCGCTTGGACTGGCTGGCATGGATCAGCTTCTGGACGGTGTTTGGCGCGTAGGTCCGAAGCCGCGAGGCCTTGTCGGTGATCTTGTAAAGGTGGGCGAGGCGCCAGGCGGGATCGCTAAGTTTGTCGATCACGTTCATTATCGAGTCGCTTGCTGTGCTCGGCGTATCGGCCGCCTGGCACCTTGTGGCGCTCAGCAATCATCATTTGCTGAAGTTTGGTGATTTCTTCGCACCACATGATGCGCACAGCCTGGTAGCCCAGTACATTTTCCAACTCATGCAGAATGGTCGCGAGAGGCTTGCCCTCGTGGTGTGGAGCATTGTCGACACCTAGCGTCGCCTCCGAGATCCCCTCATTCCCGTCGTTTCCAGTGCAGAAAAATGACACATAGAACCACCGGCGAGGGAGGTCACGACGAAACCAAGACGCAAAGATCACGCCTACCCCCCACGCTTCGAGATCACTTCGTCATCCTTGGCACAGCCAATGCATCGCGACAAGCCTCGATCTGGACTCGGTGCACCCTCATATGCTCGTCATGGCGCTGAATCTCTGATGCCCATCTGGCGACAGGCAACCCAAAGAAGGTGACCAGGAAGAGCTTCCAGTGGAAGGACATCTCCCAAAATCGCCTGGTTCAACAATTACCGGGGACTGCGGATACGCTATGAGCGGAAGGTGCAGAATCATCAGGGCCTGCTGGAGTTTGCGGCGTGCCTGATGTGGTACCGGCGGATTGAGCGAGCGACTCGGCCATCCGCTTCGCTGCAACCTCGAAGTAATTGAGTTCCTTCTCGATGCCGACGAACCGCCGTCCAGTGTTCAGGGCCGCTACCCCAGCGGAACCAGAACCCATGGTGTTATCGAGAACAACCTGGCCTGGCTGCGTGTATGAGCGGATGATGTACTCAAGCAAATCAACGGGCTTTTGTGTGGGGTGCAGCCGGTTCCTCCGGTCAGCATTGGAGAACCGCAAAATCGTCTTCGGGTACGACACAGCCACTTCGTGGTTTTCTGCACTAACGTGTCGGAGCGGCGAGACTTCGGATGACTTGCCGTAGTGTCGAGTCTTTCTTGGCTTCGCTTTGGGCTCTGTCTGTGGGGTATAGGCTCCAGCTGTTCGGTAAAAAACAGAGATAATCTCGTGCTGTTTCATTGGGATTTTCTTGGCCAACTGGAACCCCGAAGGGTTGGCCTTGTCCCATATCCAGTCATACTTGAAATGCTCAAGCTGACTGTTCCGCAACTGGCTGCTGAAGGGCTCGCTGCCGAATAGCGCAACAACCCCGGCAGGTTTCGAAACCCGCCAATACTCCTTCCATAGCGGCTCAAAGGGAATCATTACATCCCAGCGACACTGGGTGGTGCCGTAAGGCAAGTCAGCGAAAACCATGTCCACACTCCCGTCCGGAATCTCCCGCATCCGCTCAAGGCAATCCCCAAGCATCAGCGTGTATGAATCTTTGATGATATCTTGCATGCACGCGCTCCAGTTTGTTTGCGGAGACTCAGTTAGTTTTGGGACGCCTTCTTAGCGGCCCCCATTATCCCGCCTTCTCCGTCCCCTCAATCGCCCTGACCAGCTGCGACTGCAGCGACTCCACGGAGACCTTGCTGTCGACCTCGTGGCGATCGCGCCAGCCGCAGAGGTTCTTGAGGCAGAAGATCAGCATCACGTTGTCGCCTCCCTCGGCCTTCTGAACCGCCTTGCGCACTATGTTTAGGCGGGTATGGACCATATTTTGGTCCCGAAACTCCGCAAAAGTGAGGTCGTGTTCCTTGCGGATATGGCGCGAGATCGTGTCCACGGAGCATTCGAAGAAGGCGGCGACGTCCTCGAGCGTCGGGTTGAGACGTAGGAGCGCCTTGAGCTTCTGACCGTCGACAGTAACAGGTGGGCGGCCGGTCTTAGCCACGAGATCTTTGCCTCCACACTTGCTTGCGTTCTATAACCAAAGCATATCGCCACAACAGCTTTACAGCCAAAATCGGAGTCGACGGGTAATGGACTACCCCTTGGAATCGCCGCGCCGCAGTCGCACTATCATCATCAAGGTCAGCGAGGCCGAGCGCGCCGCTATCGCGGAGAACGCCAAGCAGCACACGCACGGCAACGTGTCGCAGTGGCTTCGCAAGGCCGGTATCTCGTTTCAGCCGGTCGTCGAGGAAGAAGACGCCTGCTGACTAGAGCGAATCCGCCCAATGCGCTCATTCGAGCTCGCGACCTCACGCAGGAACTCCGGCGCGTAGCCGCTCTCCTCAGCGAAGGCGATCAGGGCAGCTAGGTCCTTCGGAAGGCACTTCCCGGAGAACGGCTTATTGTTCTCGGCGAAGACCGCCGTATGCATTGGGTTGATGCGCGGGTCGAGGAGCCACAGCTCTCTGACCTCGTTGAAGTCGATCCCGGCGTTCGCGCACAGCGTCGCCATCTCGTAGCAGAACGTAATCTTGGCCGCGTAGAACGTGTTCTCCATGTACTTCGCCATCTCGGCCGCCTTGGCCGAAGTCTGGCGATAGGTCTTCACGGGGCCGGCGACCTTTAGGAAGAAGTCGACACAGACCGAGGTGTCCTCGGGGGCGCCGCCGAAGGTGAAGAACGGCGTCTCTTTGACCTCGGTATGGAAACGGTACGGCGTCCAGTAGCTTGACTCGCCGCAGTACTCCGGGGAGAAAACGATCCGCTTACCGGTCTCGGCGCGGAGGCGATCGGTCGTACCGATGGCGACGGTCGACTTCAGAAGGATGAGTGGTGTCTCGAGCCAACGGACGGTGTGCTCAACGATAGAGGTGTTGCAGGCCCCGCTTTCGCTCTGAGGGGTCGGCACGCAGACGACCGCCAAATCGCAGCGGTTGATGCCGGCTTGGTCAACCCATTGCGCGCCTTCTCTGGTAAGGCCGGTCTCGGCATCGCGAGGATATGCTGGGTCGTAGACCACAACGTCGTAGTGGAGCCGAAAGAAGTTCCACATCGCCCTGCCGACGTACCCGTACCCGACGATGCCAACGCGCTTCCTGCTCGTCATAGGCCCCTGTCCTCCGACGTCGTGCCCGCTACCTCGACCGCAGCAAGGGCGGGGAAGTGCTCCGGATAGAGATCTGGCAACTCAACGCAGAGCGTCCTGACCTCCTCCGCAGTGAGGTGAATGCGCACTCCCCAGAGCGTGGTGATTCTGAGTCCGGTCTTGCCATCGAGAACGAATTTTTCAAGGCGCATGGGAAGACGACTATCCTAGTCTTAGCGGCGTGAGCGCCTGGGTTTGCGTCGACCACCGGTGATAGCGTCCCCGTCTCGGATCTTGTCGGCCTCGCCGAAGGTCCAAGCGTCGCCCACCATGAGCTTTCGCGCCGTTTCGTACTCCTCTTTCGGGATACCGAGCTTGGCGCAGGCGTACTGGGCGGTGCGCGTCGGGTTCTCGGCGAGGAAGTGCTCAACCCGCATCCACATGCGGCGCGCCGCTTCGTTGGCGAGGTATCCCCAAGGGAGGCACTCGGCCTTGGCCGGCTCGCAGTCCTGCACTTCTGCAAGCCCAACGGTCTCGCCCACCGCGCGCATCAGTCCCTCCCCGCCGCAGAGATGACGATGCCGAGGAGGACCACGAGGAGCGTGACGCCGGTGGCGATGCAGGCGCGGAGATGATCCGCGCATAGGCACCAGAACATTCGTGGCCTTCCTAGCCATCCAGCGGCGCATCCTGCACCGCTGCCACCTTGACGATTGCGTCAGGCTTGAGCTTTGAGATTGAGTCTCTGCTCAATTCTTATGCGGGCGGACCCTATCTGTCTCCAATTTTCCGATGCGGCGATCGTGCTCCCGGTCGACGGTCTCGCCGACGGCCATCCCCTGCGTGACCTCGACGAGCTCGCGCCGGAGCTCCCGGATCTCGGTGGCAAAGAGCTTGTTCTGCTCTTCCATGGACCGCTGGAGGGAGTTGATCGCGCCGGCGACCTCGGCGCTCCCCTGAGGTCGGATGGCGGCGAGAATGGCGTCTACGCCGGCGCTCCCGCCTCCGGCCGAGATCGCCAGAGCCAACAGCAGCTTCGTGCTCAATCCCCCCTCGGCATGAGGCTCCCTCTGCTCCATCGCAGAATCCTTTGCACCGGAGCCCGGGCACGCGGTGAAGGACGCGGCTCGGGCTCCAATACGACGCACCGTTGGTTGTGAGGGGGAGATCTCTAGATCTAGCGTAGGGCGCCCGGGTGGATCGGGCAAACTGACAAACTCGGACATCCACCGGTGACGCGGGCCGGGCGCTACTCCGGCTCTGGGCCTTCCTACTCGCCGGTACCTTCGTTGCCGTTGCCGGCCTCGTCGTCGGGCCTCCCGTGTTACAGGGCAACCGCGCCGATTGGGGTGCAGTCGTGCTCGACTCTTACCCGGTCTAAGTCCCCAGCCTGAATGCTAGGCGTGTCTCCAGGAGAGCGAGGATTTCCACCCCATTTCCGAGGACCGGTGTTTATTCGGCCTCTCTCCAGCTTCCCACGCCGCCGCGTCTTCTACTCTCTACCGGTGGGAGCGACCGCCCGCTAGCACGGGATTCCCTTCCTGCCAGAAGGTTTTGGGTTCCAGCGGCGTCGCTCCCGGGGCCATTTAATCAGAAGGCTCCGCCGAAGCAGAGCCCTCCCGAGACTTAGTCTGAACAGAGACGCCCCACCAGCCTACCAAAAGAGAGGGCCCCACGGCGTGGAGCCCTCAAGACAATGTTTGGGTTGGACCTCCTCTAGCCTACCAAAACGAGGAAGGCCCACTCACCTTGGGGCAGCCTTGAGGCAGCTGGTATTGCCCATCTCGTCCAGCCGCGCGCACAGGACTCGGCGCGTGCCAGACGCGTGCCTTCGCGTCCTCTTCCTGCCGTTTCGTGCCGCTCCCTGCCGGAGAGCTTGCGCCGCGTGTCCTTTGGCGCTCTAGGTGTTGAAGCGAACTTGCGTACTTGCCCTTGGTACCGCTGGGCGGTTCAAATCCGGCCTACGGCTCCACCGATCGCCTTGATCGACCTCAAGTTTCCGCCCTCTTCGGCATGCTGCGTGCCAGCGCTGCGTGCCACGAGTCGAGAAGCGGCCTCGTGAAGCTGATCGTCGGCCAGGTGGGCATAGCGCTGAGTCATGATCGGCGAGGCGTGCCGCAGCATCCGCTGCACGGTGTAGAGCGGAACCCCATCCATCACCATGATCGAAGCGCACGTGTGCCTGAGCCCGTGGAAGGGGATCGGGCGCACGCCTGCCCGCTTGGCCAGCCGCCTGAGCCTCTGCGGGGCATGGCGGAAGAGCTCGGGCGGGAAGACCGGGGCAAACGTTGCCGCGAGCCGGCGGTCGGCCAGGGCCTCAAAGGTGGGCTCGTTCATGGGCACGTAGCCCATGCGCCCCGTCTTCGTCCGCTCGAGGCGCTGGCGCGCCCGGAAGCAGTAGGTCGCGTCGACCCGGATGAGGCGCCTCTCGAAGTCGACCTGGGCCACCTGGAGCCCTGCGAGCTCGCCGAGCCGAAGTCCCGTGTGCGCCGCGACAAGGACGAGGTCGGCGAACGCCGGGTCCTCGTGCCTGGCGAAGCGGAGGAAGCGGTCCCTCTCCACCGCCGTCCAGTAGTAGAACGGCTGCTCGGGCACCTTGACCGCCGAGATCCCATGGGCAGGGTTCACGGGCAGGAGGTCCCAGTCGACGGCGACGGCGAGCATGCGCTTCAGCGTCGCCAGGACGAGGTTGACGGTCTTGGGCTTCAGCGGCGCTCCGGTCTTCGGATGCTTGGAGTCCCTGAGTCGCTCGCGGAAGCCCGCGACGTCGACCTTCGTGATCTCGCGCAGCCGCATCGCGCCGAAGACGGGCAGGATGTGGATCCTGAGCGTCGACTCGTCTGCGTACCACTGGCTTTGCGCCTTCTCTCTCTTGCAGTAGTCTCGCATCCACCGATCGGCGAACTCCGCGAACGTGAGGTCGACGGGTTCTCTCTCGGCTCTTGATACGCGCCCAGCCTTGAGCTCCACCTCAAAGCGCTGGGCTTCTCTCTTGCTGTCGAACTTTCTCGAGTGACGCTTGGCGCCGACGCGCCACTGCACGCGCCAGCCGTCTCGGTCACGAAACATTGATGGCTCTCTTTCTGCGCTGAAGGAGCCACGCCTCGCAGTCTTCCGGCAGGAAACGGATCGATCGCCCCATCGGGACGTACGGCATCTTGAAGCGGCGGACGAGCGTGCGAAGGTGACGCACGCTGATGCCCATGGCCTCAGCTGCCTCCTCGTAGGTCCAGGCGATCTTGTCCCTACGGCGTCCAGTTGACCCCCTTTCTGGGGCCTGATCCTTGCTCATTGCTTCCTCTGTGACAAACAGCTTTCGGTCGTGCCGATACGATCCTGGAACAGCGGCCGGTTCCCGAGCCTCTCCAGCGCCTCGTGGCTCGCTTCGGCCTTGCGCAGGCAGCGCGGTCCGGCGCCGCGCTCGACGCTGCGCTTGCCGTGGAGTGGGCGGCCGCAGAAGCGGCACTTGACTTCGGTCGCGGTCATGCCCGTTCCTCAAACTCCGCCCTCATCGCCTTCCAATGCTCCCTCGCCGATGCGTCGACATACTCGCGCCAGGCCTCGAGGTAGCGCCCGCGCGGAATGCCGAGGACCTCGGCGAGCTGGGGCGCCTTGGCGCGCGGCGGCAGCGCCATGCCGCGCTCCCAGTTCGA